TAACGTATTAGGATGCTCTTGCCAACCAGAAAAAGTCAAGCCATATTTATGACTGAATTGCTGTCTTTGAATATACCCATACCACTTTATGATGCTTGTATTCTGTTCGTTAATATTACAAACCCTTAATGCCTCATCTATAAAATGATAAATGTATTTAGCATCATCGCCATCCAATGTTGGGCTTATCGCTGATATAGTCCAGCCATCTGCACTACCCGGACTTGTTCCAACATAATCAGTGGTATTGTTATTTGACCAAACATCTATGTTTCCAGTATT